GGACCAAATGTAGGTGTGGTTATGTCGAAAGGTATTGTGTATGCAAAGGGGTGGCCAACACCCCTTTCACCTATATATCCACATGGGCGGCCAGGAAATTTCTGGCCATGCATGTACCTAAACAACCAAAATGGTTGGATAGATGACACTTCTCCAATTGTTCCACCAATGGGCATAGAAAAAGTTGTTGAGCTTGACCCACCAGTTGATAACCATGTAGAGACACCGGGTCTACCACAACAAACCAATCTGGATGTTGCATGGTGGGACTCCACAATTTAATTTCTACCCTCTAAGGCGCTTCGGCGCCTTTATCTTTGAAGCTCTGCTGGTAGTTGCTAAACTGGTCTCATTGTGATAAGGAGAAACTATGAACTTCGTTGTTGAAGATGGAACCGGGTTAGCAACGTCAACATCTTATGTTGACGTTAAATTTGCAGACGACTATTTTGCCAACTTGGGGAAAACCGAGTGGGAAGGGTTGTCTGTACCAGACAAACAAATTGCCCTCAACGTTGGCAGCTCTTACGCTGATCAGCGTTTTGGTTATCGCCTACCCGGCGCACCCATTACCAAAGGGCAAGCGCTAGCCCTGCCAATGCGCGGTATTGGCGACCGCTACGGCAACCCTGTGGTGGGTATACCCGTGCAGTGGCAACGCGCTGTGTGCGAGTATGCGCTGCTTAGCCGCAAAGGCCCACTTATGCCTGAACAAACCTCATTGCAGGGTGCAATGAAGAAAAAGATGGTTAAGGTTGGCCCAATTACTACAGACTACGAATATGACGTTGTTTCCAAGTCTTCCTTCTTCCAACCTTACCCACAAGCTGACTGCATTGTTACCAACTTCTTTGGAACTGCTGTATTTGGCAATGGGCGAGTTATTCGGGGGTAATATGGCAGCATCTGACCAATTCTATTATGAAATTCAGGAAGAAGTTAACGGCGTTATCCGAGAATTTGGGAAGCAGTTCAACGTTGAAAGCAAAGGTGTTTATGACAAAGACACTATGTCCGTTGGCGCTGGGACTAAGCGCAACGTGTGGGGTTTAGTTGCTGACCAGCAGTTTGCCAGCCAGCTTGTTCCAAACGGCTGGACGGCAGTCAAGTCTCTTATCCTGCAAGCGGACGCGGTTCCGGATTCTGGGGAGCAAATTAACGTGGATGGTAAATGGTATTCCTTGTCTGGCATTATGCAGGTTAAGCCTGCGGGCGTTGTTGTGTGCTACATGCTGGACGTATCCAGATGAGCGAGTTTGGTGTTAAGATGCAGCGGTTCGCTACACTTACCAAACAGCAGCTTACGGATGTTTGCCGTAAGTCCATCTTTGACTTATGCAGCTCTGTTGTGTATAGCACTCCGGTTGCTACGGGGCAGCTCCGCAATAATTGGTTCCCAAGTTTGACAGTTCCGTCAATGGAGCAGAACAACGATACCTCTCCATCCGGGGCCGAGGCCATTGGTCGCCTTCAAACTGGCCTTGCTGACTTCCAGCCGGGGGTTGATTTCTGGTACAGCAATAACAAGCCGTATGCTCCACGAATAGAGTATGAAGGTTATTCTGCAAAGGCCCCGGAAGGTATGGTTCGAATTAACGTTCTGCGCTGGCAGCAGATTGTAGAAAATAACGCAAAAGGTTCCAAATGAGTGTCTTTTTCAATATTGAGAAGGCCCTAGCTGACGCTGTAGACTCGCTTAACCTTTCTTGCCCTGTTGGAAAGTTTGGCGTTGAGCTTACGGATGAAGAAAAGGGGGATGGTATTTGGGTGCAACCGCACCATATGCCCGGCCCGGTAACCCCGGTTACCTGTGGTTACAACGGGGAGAATAACCATAGTGGTATTCTGCAAATAGATATCTGCTACCCAATAGGGCAAGGCTCGGGTATACTATTAAAGCAGGCTGATGAAATTGCCAAGCATTTTCAAAGTGGGGATAAGGTTTCGTATGACGGACAAGTTGTTAATGTTCGCTCATGCTCGCTTAGCCTTCCAATTGAGTCTGGTGGGTTTCGGAAGCAGTTTCTCACAATTGTCTATTACGCCCGCAGCGTGCGGCATACATAAGAGGTTAACCACATGAGTAATGGTTCGCTTCACAGCTTGTACGCTGTGAAAGAAACTGTCTATGGGCAGACACCAACTGACCCGGCGTTGCAAACTGTGCGTATTACTGGCACCACCCTTGCACTGAGTAAGGAGAGCTTGCAATCCGCAGAGATCCGAGGCGACCGCCAGATCGCAGACTTCCGCCTTGGTGCTAACCAAGTTGGAGGGGAAATTCAATACGAACTCAGCTGCAAGTCGTTTGATGATCTTCTCCAAGGTGCTCTGCTGTCCGGTGCGTGGAAGGTGGCTTCTGGGGTGACTCCTGCCGCAGAGGAAATCAAATGCGGAATGGAGCGCCAATCCTTTACGTTTATCCGCCATTACGGAGACTTGGGGGCTAACTCTAAGCCATACCACGTCTTTACTGGGTGCGAAATCTCCGCATTCCAGTTGACCGTAACCGCTAACGCTATTGTAACAGCAACCTTCACCGTATTCGGTCAAGGGCTTACCCCAGAAACAGACTTGACTGTTATGGGGGTGCCTACTTACCCAACTGCGAGCACAACCGCCCCTCTTGACTCCTTTACTGGGGAGCTTAAAGAAGCAGGTACAGTGATTGCAGTCATTACTGAGATCAGCCTCAACCTGCAAAACGGTATTGAAGCACGTTTTGTTGTAGGTCAAAAGAACTCCGTCCGTCCTTCCCTTGGCCGAAGCAACCTTACTGGGCAAATTACGGCCTACTTTGAAGACACCCGCTTGTTTGAGAAATTCCTCAACGAGGAGTCGTCTTCTATTGAATTTGAACTCCCGGATGGGGCTGGTAACAAGATGTCCTTTGTTATCCCGCGTGTCAAGTACACCGGAGCTCCACCCAACGTGAGCGGTGAAGGCCCAATCACCTTGGCTATCCCATTCCAAGCAACCTTGGATCCGGTAAGCGGAACAAACCTCATTATCCGTAGAAATAAGGCATAACATGAAAGAATTCTTTACGCGCCAAAATGCAGAAGAGGGGGTTAAATTCCCCCTGTACACCCCAGATGGAAAGCAAACCGAGCACTGGATTCGAATTCGTGGTGTTGATTCCGAATTGTTTCAGGTTGCTAAATACCAGCGAGACCGGGAAGCAATTGAGATTTCCCGCATTGAGGATGTAAGCGAGCAAGCTAAGCGTAACCTGCAAGCTCGAACCAAACTGCTAGCCTCGCTGGTAATTGGTTGGTCTTTCGAGCAGGAAGCAACACTTCCTAATGTGGTCAACTTCCTCACAGAGGCCCCGCAGATTGCGGATGCGATTAATATCGCTGCCGGAGAACGCTCCCGTTTTTTCAAGATGGGGCAAATAGGCTCTGTGAGTGGTACAGAGCAAGGCTAAAGCTTGAGAAACCTGTAAAGGGGTCAAAGACCCCTTTACGCGTTAACCTTGAGCAAGTACGAAAAGCGACAGGTAAGACCCCAAAGCAGTTAAAAGAAATTCAGAACTTCCCACAGGATATGCTTTATTTTTGGGAAATTTATCAAGAGCTTAAGAACTCACATGTTGTAACGTTTACAGAGATAAAGAGCTGGTCTGACTTAACAGGGATTAGGTTGACACGGTCTGAATTAAAGCTTGTATCCCGCATGAATGGGGTCTTTGCTGAGGTAAATACAAGTGAATGAAACAGCTAACCTACAAATTAGAGTAGAAAGTGACGAAGTCGCGAAAGGCGCCGTCTCGCTTGACGGGTTAGCTGACGCCGGTATTCGAGCTGACTCTGTAATTGACGATTTGAATAGTAGCTCTGTTGCCGCTACTCGTAACCTTGGCAATATGGGGCAGGCGGGCGCCAAGGCCGCGTCGGGGGTTGCTGGGCTTAGCGGAAACATGGCAGGGGTTGCCGAGCAAACTCAAAAAGCTGCGCGTACTGGGCGAGAATTCGAAAGCGCCATGGCGCGTATGGAAACTGGTGGGCGCGGTGCCCGCCAAATCATGCAGAACCTTAGCTGGCAGATTCAGGACGTCGCCGTTCAGG